ACCTTGCCGTGGCTCCTGCCAGCATCCGTTTTCATCGATTCGGAGTTCCGCCGTGTTCGTGACGAAATCAGAAATGCTTTTAGCAATCAGACAGGTACAGCCTATGCAATATTACCTATGTACGGTTTACTTGACGGAGAACCTCTCAACTATGATGGCGAAACAGATATTATGGCTGATACAACAACTTCATATGAAAGAGGTGTAGTTGTTGTAGGTAGAGCAAAGGCGTGGGTAGAAAGCGACTTTGCAGAGGATATTACTGCCGGTGGAGGCTTTATGGATTCAGTAGCACAGCAGGTGTCAGAATATTTTGACGATGTGGACCAAGACACATTACTTGCTATTTTAACAGGTATTTACAATATGACAGGAGAAGAAAATCTCAAGTTTGTAAATGAGCATACTTACGATATTACATCAGAAAATGACGGAATGGTAGAGCCAGCTACATTGAACAAGGCTATTCAGAAAGCAGGTGGGGATAATAAGAACTCCTTTACTATTGCTATTATGCACTCAGAAGTAGCAACAAACCTTGAAAATCTCAATCTTCTTGCTTACTTAAAGCAGACTGACAGAAATGGTATTCAGAGGGATTTAACTCTTGCTACATGGAATGGCAGAGCTGTTTTAATAGATGATTCTATGCCGGTTAGTGAGGGTAAAGACGGCAAAAGTGTCTACACTACATATATTTTAGGTGAAGGTGCTTTTGACTACGAGGATATTGGTGCTAAAGTACCTTATGAAATGGACAGAAACCCAATGGTAAAAGGTGGTCAGGATACTTTATATGTCAGACAGAGAAAGTGCTTTGCACCTTTTGGCATCAGTTATACAAAGAAAAATCAGAAAACATTGTCACCAACTAATAAGGAGCTTGCAGACGGTCAGAACTGGGAGCTTGTCAATGACGGTTCAGAAGAACCAAAATATATTAACCACAAGGCTATTCCTATTGCCAGAATTATTTCAAAGGGTAGAGCGTAAATGTTAAATTACGATGATGTTGTTTTAAGACTTTTATCACTAGGATATGAACTTCAGGAAGATGATGAATTTACATTGGAACAGGCTATGATTGAAACTGAACAGTACATTATGAATTACTGTAATTTAGAGTCTGTACCGGAGGGGTTAAAATATGTTGCCACAGACATATGCTGTGGCAGTTTCCTCCAGACTAAGGCTTCTATGGGAGAGTTAGATGGTTTTGATGTGGAAAGTGCTGTTTCAAATATTCAGGAGGGCGATGTAAGTATTTCATTTAATGAGGGAATTAATCAAACTCAGCTTTTTGACAACCTTATAAATACACTTACTAAAAAGGAAAGTGAATTAGTATGCTACCGAAAAATGCGTTGGTAAAGGCTAAAAAGGTTGTTGAGGGTCTTATGAATTTGAAATGTGATATTTACGAATATAGTGAAATTACAGAGGATAGTATTACAAGGCACGAAAGACAGATAGTACATAGTAATGTGCCTTGTAGAATATCCTATGCTACAGGACTTTTTAATGGCAAGTTAAAGTCAGGACAGGAGAAAAATTCAGACGGTGTTTCCTTACAGGGAACAACTGTGAAAATATTTTTTCCTAAGGATATAACCATAAAAGAGGGTAGTTACATAGTAGTGAAAAGTGAAAATAAAACAACGGAACTTAAAAATACTGGAGCTACAGCAGAGTTTCAAACTCATTGTGAGGTTGTAGCTGAATATGTTAAGGAGTGGGCATAGTGGTTAATGAAATTATAAAGACAATGGGTAAGCAGTTGGGAAAGAAATTTCCTGACTGCAAGATTTTTGCTGATGAAGTACCACAGGGGTTTAAAGAACCTTGTTTTCAGTTGGAGTGTACAGAAATAAAGAATAGCCTCTATCTGGGAAAAAGGTATAAATCTGAAAATACATTTGAAGTAAGGTACTATGGAAATGGTGGAAGAATGGATAGCAACGATGTTGTTATGGCATTGTTTCAACTGTTTTCTACACTTGAAATGGAAGATGGACCTATTATGGGTACTAATATGACAATGGAGAAAAATGATGACAATATTTGCTTTACAGTAAGTTATAACTGTTTCTTCATATATGATGAAGAAAAGCCAATTATGAATAAATACGATTTTACAATAGAGGAGGAAGTAATTTGAAAAACAGACTTTTAGAAATGGGTATTGATGAAGAAAACTGCAATAAAATTTTGGAAATGTTTAATAAAAGTATTGAAGAAAAGGACAGGGAAATTGCAGACATTAAATTAAATTATGAAATTGAAAATGTGCTTAATTCCTATAGTGTTAAAACAAATAAGGCTGTTAAGGCCCTACTAAATATGGAAGAAATTAAATTTGATGAAAATGGCAAATTAACTGGCATTAAGGAACAGCTTGACAATTTAAAGGGCAATAAGGATACAGAGTATCTTTTTAATAAGCAGGAGTTTAAGGGAACTGTACCAGCTGACAGTTACGAAAATATTCCCAATGTAGAGGATATGAACTATACACAGCTTTGTGCCTATATGGAGAAAAACGGTAGTTTATAGGAGGTATTTATATGGAAGAAAAATTTGCAGTAGAAGAAATTAAAAAGTCAAAGAAGTATTGCAAATACATTGATATTTTGGGTGTTGTGCTTGATGAAAACGAGGAATACACCCTTGAAGAAGTAGATAAGGCAATAAATGACTTTTTGGAAAGTGAGGTGTAGTCTATGGCACTAGGTGGGGGAACATTTGTAACACAGAATAAGACAATTCCTGGGGCTTATATTAACTTTGTAACAACAGCTACAGGGGCAACAGTTTTTGGAGAAAGAGGTGTAGTAGCCTTAGGGGATAGTTTTAACTGGGGTTCTAATAATATTTTTGAAGTAACGGCTGAGGATTTTTATAAAAACAGTATGGCGTTGTTTGGCTATGATGCTTTAGATGGAAAAATGATTGGCATTAGAGATGTGTTCAAAAATGCTAAAAAAATATATGTTGGAAGAATAAATGGAAATAATGCAAAAAAGGCAAGCTGTACTTTTGGGGAGGCCAAATATACAGGTACAAGAGGTAATGACATTAAAATTGCTGTTTATTCAGACCCTGATGATAGCAGTTACAAAAATGTATATACATATGTAGGAACAACTGTTGTAGATACTCAGAGGGTAAAGACTATGGCAGAATTAAAAGATAATAACTTTGTTGTATGGAAAAGAAATGCAACACTTACAAATACAGCAAGTACGCCAATGACAGGTGGCAATAACGGTTCTACAACTGGGCAGACAGTAGAAAAGTTTTTGGAAAGTATTGAAAATTACAGTTTTAATGCTCTTACTGTAATTTCGGATAATGAAAGCATTAGTCAACTTGTGGCAGAGTACACAAAGAGAATGAGAGATACTGTAGGCAAGAAGTTTCAGGCAGTAATACATAACTACTTTGCTGATTATGAGGGTGTAATAAATATTGACCCTTACGCAGTGTCTGACGAAGATTATTTTCTGGCTTATTGGGTAGCTGGTGCAGTTGCAGGTTGTGAAATAAATGAAAGTCTTACTAACAAGGTATATGACGGAGAAATTGAAATAGACAGCCTTTATACTCAAAGCCAGCTTGAAAACAAGATTAAGTCGGGAGAATTTGTATTTCACAGAGTGGGGGACAAAATTAGGGTTTTAAAGGACATTAACTCTTTTGTAAGTGTGACTACAGAAAAGGGCAAAATGTTTCAGAATAATCAGACAGTAAGAATATGTGACCAAATAGCTAGTGATGTAGCTGTACTTTTTGAAGAATACTATATGGGCAAAGTGCCTAATGATACTTCCGGCAGAAATTCCCTTTGGTCTGACTTAGTAAAGTACCACGAAAAACTTGTAAATATAAGGGCATTAGATGAATTTGACGAGGAGGCTATTTCTGTAGAAATGGGCGAAAGCAAAAACAGCGTTGTTATTTATGAAAAGATATGCCCAGTAAACTCAATGGAACAGCTTTATATGAAAGTTACATTGGAATAAAGGAGGCTAAGGTATGAGTGTAATTATGAATGTAAGGGACACATTAAGTGCCAAAATGGCAGAATGTTATGTTACAATAGAAAACAATAGATATAACTTTATGCAGGCAATAAACTTAACAGCTAAAGTGGAGAAAACAAAAATTCAAGTACCTATATTGGGCAAAACAGGCAGAGGAAATAGGTCTACAGGCTGGATAGGAAAGGGAAGTGCAAAGTTTCACTACAACACAAGTATTTTTCGTAGACTGTTAAAGGAATACAAAAACACAGGTCAGGATATATATTTTGATATCCAGGTGGTAAACGAGGACCCGTCAAGTGATGTAGGCAGACAGTCAGTAATACTTATTGACTGTAACATTGACGGAGGAGTGCTTGCAAAGTTTGATGCTGAGGGAGAATATTTAGAGGAAGATATGGAATTTACATTTGAAGATTTCAAAATTGTAGAAGAATTTAATAAAATTGACGGAATGTAAACCAAATAGAAAGTCGATATACTATAGAGTATGTCGGCTTTTTTTATGTTTAAGAAAAATTATAATTTAGTTAAAATTCTAACTAATGTTGTTAAACAGTGGGGTCACACCTATATTTAGTGATAAAAAGTTATTATGGTAAATATGTATCAAAAAGTTTGCGTAAATAGACATTTGGATTGTAAAAACTGGTGCTTTTTAGTGGGTTTGAATATTGCTTTTTAGGTGAAATTTCGATATAATGATATTGACTACGAGTATGTATGTTCGAAAAAGGTGCTTTTGACTGGATAGACTGAGGTGCAACGGTTTGTTTAAGTGAGGAGGGCTGTTTTTTTGTCTTGTATTCGTAGGGACACTCGAGTCCAAGGTGTCAACTTTATATAAAGGAGGAATTTTTTTGAAAAAGCGATTATTAGCTATGGCATTAGCTACAACGATGCTTGTTACATCATTTAATGTAGTTTATGCTCAAGACGCAGAAGCAACAACAGAAACACCAGTTGTTGAAACTCAAGAAACTGCACCAGCTGATACTGTTGCTACTGGTGGTGCTGCAAGCGGCGATGACGCGGAAACACCATCTAATAAATATGGTATCGTTGATGGCGAAACTTGGCCAACAACTTCTCCATGGAAAGCTACAGTTTTCGGTAGTGTAGGTTCACAGGAAAGAATTGATAACTACGGTAATACTGAAAGTCCATTATACAAAAACGGTGTTATGCCTTACGATGTTAAGGAAAATGGTGACAGCGTTCAGGTAAGAATGGGTATACCAGATTACAATGACCCATCAAAGGCTGTTGATAGTCAGGGTAAGATTAGTTCTGACCAGGATGGTATTGTAATGTACTATCAGCAGTTAAAGGCAGATGACGATTTTACAATTTCTGCTACTGCACATGTAAATGGTATTAACAATGCAAACAATCAGGTTTCTTTCGGTGCTACAGTAAGAGATAAGGTATTTGTAAACGACGGTAACACTACAGATTCTATTACTCTTGGTGATTATGTTACAGCAGGTCCTATTGAAATGCTTAAAACAGTAAAGGGCGATGCTCTTCCAGGTGATATGAGTTTTGCATACACAAGAAAAGCTGGTGTACTTTCTGACAAGCAGACTACTACACTTACATCTGTACCACAGCCAGGCGATGATATTCCTGTAAGTATCAAGAAGTCTGGTACTAACTACACAGTTACATTTGGTACAGAATCAGCAGTAATTGACGGTTCTGGACTTTCAATGACTGATGATATTTATGTTGGTTTCTTTGCATCAAGATGTGCTGATATTACATATAACAATGTAAAGGTTAGCAAAGTTGGCGAAGCTGTTGAAGCTGGTGAAATGACTATCGGCGGTAACGGTTTCAACGGTAACGATGACCCATCATCAGCTAACTATGCAAGTATCTACAACAAAGTTGACAAGACTAGCGATACAGCTTTCAAGGTATATGTAGATACAGCTTCAGCTGGTAAGGCTATTGGTAAGTTATCTAACTCTGAAGATTCTTACACTTACTATGCGTCTGAAATTTCAAAGGATGACGACTTTGTAATGACAGGTAAAATGAAGCTTGGTATGGGTAAGAACTTTAACCCTAAGGAACAGGGTGGTTCAGGTCTTATTGTATTTGACAGCAAGTACAGAAAAGACGCAACAGGTGTTGCAACTGATGTAGCTAGTGGTGTAGCTGACGGTAATTCAGTTATGGCAGGTGCTATGGTTCCTGACAAGACTGAAGCTATGGCTTACCTTTCCGGAATTACCAATCGTATGGGAACAGTCACAGATGGCAATACCATCAGTGATTATGATAAAGAAGAGATAAAACGTGGTTTTTCCATCAGCACATCTGTGGTTCCGATCGAGTGGAGAGAAACCAAGATCAATCTGCA